AACCGCATTAACCGTCGCTGGAGCTGGTTCATATTTCCATCACCTTTTAATTCTTGGGTTCAACCAAGCCATTTTTTCGGAAAACTTTGAGCGCATACGTTGCGAGTATGTGCAAGGCGATTGTACAAACGGAATCCACCTAAGAACCGTTTATGACATTGCTTACGTTGAGAATTGTCATTTCTGGCCGTGGACAACAACGCACAACAGTTGGACGATTGGATCTCCGGCAGTGCTACTGAAACGAAGTGGAACAGCATACAGGTTCTCGAATGTTTGCGACTGGGGAAAACTTACAAACTGTTTCAGCTACGGATACGAAACTGGTTTTGAAGTTGATTCATGCGACCATGTAAACATTATTGGATGTGGCGCAGATCATTATGATCCAGATGCAAATATAACTTCCGTTGGTTTTGCAATTAAAGGCACATCTGAAAATACACTCTTGCTTGGATGTCAAGCAGCGGCTCAGGCATCTGGAGTTGAAATCAACACAACAGACCCAATAGCTGTAAACTGTCACCGCATACAAAGTTGCAATTTTTGGGAAAACGATTCGTCTGCCATAGCTATAATTCGAGGACGCGCAAACATTAGCGGCTGCGAAATGAAAAGTGCTGTTGCTGGCGCAAATGGAATTGTTCTGTACGACACATCAGATGGCGCGACTGTTATTGGAAATGATTTTTCATCATTTGCAACCACTGTTGCTTTTGTTGGAGCTTCTGCTGCCGTTGCAAGAAAATCGGCTTTTTATGCTAATAGATTTACAAACTGCATTGATGTAACTGGACAAACCATTTCCATTCCAGCAGGCACGTTGAACTATTTAAGAGCAACAACAGCAGCTTCAATATCAACTGGATTTTATGTTGACGGAAGAACATCGAGAGGCACTTTCGATGCGCCAACAGCTAGTCAGATATCAGACAATACCATAGCCTTTCGAGGCATTTTATGGGATGGAAGCAATTACCAAGTATGCGCTCAAATACGCGCTCAAGCTTCCGTAAACGCATCTGCTGGAAATGCGGGTGGGCAATGGGTTATCTCTACAACACCAGCAGGCACCGTAAATCCTGTTGACAGGTTGAGTTTGCTTGATTCTGGGCATCTCGCACCCCTGGCTGATAACGCATACCAAAATGGCATCAACGGCAACAGGTGGTCTGCAATCTGGGCTGCAAATGGCACTATTCAAACTTCAGATGCACGCGAGAAAACTAACATTGCGGATTCAGCGTTGGGTCTGAATTTCATCAACGCACTTCGCCCAGTTTCTTACAAATGGATTGAAGGAAGCAAAGAGGTTATTCGGCAAGTCTTTAGGGACGCGCAAGGAAACGAATGTGAAGCAACTGCGGATGGGGCTGTTCCTTCCGAAATCATCACCAAATCTCTAGCGGGTCAGCGAACTCATTGGGGCTTGCTGGCGCAAGAAGTAAAAGAAGTTTGCAACGAAGCTGGCGTTGATTTTGGTGGATGGGTGCTTGCCAACAAGGACGACCAAGACAGTCAACAGTCTCTCAGGTACGACCAGTTTATCGCGCCTCTTATCAAGGCCGTGCAGGAGCTTTCCAAGAAAGTTGCAGAGCTTGAATCAAAGTAACCACACCACGCACCTATGAGCAGCAAATTATCTAAGACTGCCCCTAAAAACCCCCCTCCCATCGACATCGAGCTTCTTTGGTTTGACCCTAGGAACTAATGCACCACCTCGCCCACCCGCTCATCGCAAAACACACACACCCATGAAATACATCCTCGCTCGTTTACTGGAGCCGTCCACATGGCGCGGCATTATCGGCCTGCTAACGGTCTTTGGAGTTCGCATTGCGCCCGACCAAGCAGACGCTATTCTCGCCGCCGGCGCGAGCGTCTATAGCGCCATCAACATCTTTCGTAAGGAGAACCCGTGATAGCCGACATCTCACTTGAACCCATGGTAAACCAACTTGTTGCTCAAGGGCCGCTCGCGTGCGCGATGGCAGTCGCTATCTGGTACCTCAGCAATAAAATCCGCGAGTGCGAGGACGACCGGAAGGAGCTGTGGAAGAAAGTGAGCGAAATCTCGAAACGGTTTTTCCAAGATCACAAATGATTCTCTCTGACGACGGTCTGAAGCTCATCATCGACTTCGAGGTGGGCGGCGGTGAGGATTACTACCGCAAGTTCCTCCAGAGCCCCACTTGGCCTGGGGAGCAGAGCGGAGTTACGATTGGGATTGGCTACGACTTGGGCTACACCACACCGCAACAGTTCAAGGAAGCGTGGGAGGAACTTCTCCCTGAGTCCGACTACCTTGCGCTCACCGCCGCCCTCGGCGTCAAAGCCAACGCAGCCCGTAAACTTCTGCACGACTCCCCAACGATGCGCTCGATCGTCGTCCTCTGGCAAAAGGCCGTCGAGGTCTTCCAAAACAACACCGTCCCGAAGTTCTACCTCCAGATGCTCCGCATCTACCCACAGGCAGAAGATTTGCCTGACGAGGCGCGAGACGCACTTATCTCCTTGGTGTTCAACCGTGGAACAGCCCTCTCGGGCGAAAGACGCTCGGAGATGCTGGGCATCCAGAACGTCATGCGAGACCGCCGGTTCTACGACGTACCAGAACTAATCCGCTCGATGAAGCGGTTGTGGCCTAACACCAAAGGCTTACAACGCCGCAGAGACGCTGAAGCTGCCCTCTTCGAGAAGGCTCTGGAGCCTAGGCGTAAGCGATAAACTCCAGCCCCTTGCCTTCAATCTTCGGGAGCATACCGTTCTCGTCGTAAATCCCTGCGCCCTTTGGGATAATGGTGTCCGGTGGCAGTGCGCTGCCCATGGTTGCAATCGGCCCTGAATCGGAATGCACCTTGGGAGCGAGGACAATCATTCCCGCTTGGATGCCGTGAACACCGGTGAATCGCTGAATGAGAGTATCGAAAGAGACTGGTTCCATGGGCCAATACGTTGCGAGAAAGCGTCTTGCGACAAAATGAAAAAAGATGTTGCGATACGCAAAAAATGCGTACATCTTCATCCCCGCCATGAGCTACCAAATTGATGCGAGGCACATGGTCTTCCGGTTCGGGGGAAAGAACCTGCTCTGGAAGAAGTTGGTGTTGGCGGGTGTACTTGTGCAACCGCGAACAATATCAACATGGGTTCGCAGACGGAAAATCCCGCTGGATAAGTTCGCCGCGCTTGTTGCGTTGGCGCACAACGAAGGCTGGTCGCTCCGACTCGAAGACGTGTGCCATAAACTGAAAAGAGAACTAGAAAATGAACCTAAAAAAAATGAGGGACGAGATAGCCAAACGGCTAACCAAAATCTCCGTCCTTGAAGATGAGATAAAGACGCTGGAGGAAGCCATCATGCAAGAGCATGGTGCGAACCTTCAGAACCTGCTGAAGGAAAGCGGACGCGGTTACGGTGAACTATCCACCGAGATTGACGGCGTGAAACTCAAGTACGAGGTGAAGGCGACGTACCTCTGGGATCAGGGGAAGTTGCAGTCCTTGTACGAGTCATTGCCTCTGGCAGATGCGCGTGAGCTCATCAATGCCAAGCTCTCGGTGGCTTCTAAGACCATCGAGCGCATCGGCAACGAAGACGTTCTGCGCCGCGTCATGGAAGCACGCACCACCAAGTTCAGCGAACCCCGCATCTCCTTCAAGTAATGCTCAAAATCATCAAAGCAGACGAGCGCCTCAAGCGCACCTCGGACTGCGTGAAAGCGGTTGTGTTCGGCCCTGCTGGCGTTGGTAAAACCTACCAAGCCCGCACGCTGGACGCGAAGAGCACCCTGTTCGTTGACCTTGAAGCCGGTACGCTGGCGCTGGGCAAAGACTGGAAGGGCGACTGCCTCGACATCCGAGCGACGTCGAACGAGATGGGCGCACACCCGTGGGAGCTGGCTAAGGCCATCGCTCTGTGGCTCGGTGGGCCCGATCCAGCGGACGCCAACGGCTCATACTCCAAGTCAGCATACGAGTCCGTTGTGAAGGCGTTCGGGCCGGCCTCGGGGCATGAGCAGTACGAGACGCTGTTTGTTGACTCCATCACCGTCGCAAGCCGTATGTGCTTTGCGTGGTGCCAGCAGCAGCCCGAGGCGTTCAGCGACAAGACCGGCAAGCCCGACACCCGTGGAGCCTACGGGCTTCTTGGGCGCGAGATGATTCGCTGGGTCACCCAGCTTCAGCACTGCCACAAGAACGTGGTGCTGGTGGGCATTCTGGAGCAGCAGGAGGACGACTTGAAGAGAAAGTACTGGGACGTTCAAATCGAAGGCTCGAAGACGGGCCGCGAGTTGCCCGGTATCTTCGACCTCGTTCTGACGCTCCAGAACTTTGAGGCGGAGGACAAGTCGCAGTATCGCGCCTTTGTCTGCCACCAACAGAACCTGTGGGGTTACCTCGCAAAAGACCGCTCCGGCACGCTGGAGCTTCAGGAACCCGCTGACCTTGGGAAGGTGCTCGCCAAGATTCGCGCAGGTAAACGCATCGACACCGCAAAACACTAAAAACAAAAATCGAAAAGCAGTATGTTTAACGCACAATCAACAAACGTCGGAAGCACAGAGATGGAACTCATTCCCAAAGGCACGGTCGCCAAGGCCGTCCTTGTGGTGAAGGAGCGCAAGAGCAGTCAATCAACCGGTGGGGACTACCTCTCCATCGAGCTCTCCATCCAAGGGGGCCAGTACAACAACCGGCGCGTGTTCGGGATGGTTTGCAACCCGTTCGATGAGAACAACAGCGAGGTGTGGAGGCAGATGGGCATCGGGGCGATCACTCGCATTCTTGAGAGCAAGGGCGTCTTTAACTACGAAGACCCAAGCTCATACGAGCAGTTCAACAGCGGTGATTTCAACCAAATCATCGAGGCGCTCAACGGCGCTGAGGTGGTCATCAAGGTCGGAATCGACAAGGGCAAGGACGGACGTGCAGACCGTAACTCCATCAGCGACTGGGGTTCACCCAACCCGAGCAGCAACGGGCACAAGCTCTGGAACCAAGCGCATGAGAGTGCGCCTGAGCCGAAAGCACCGGTGCCAGCAGCGAAGACCGCCGCAACTGCGGCGACGGCTGGCAAGAAACCTGCTTGGTTGAAGTAGCTAGTTTGTTTGGGTTTGTGGGGGCGGGGCAATAATGGTTGTCTCGCCCCCCTTTTTTAGGCTAAAACCAGCGGCAAATCTTAGCCGCATGGTGTGCAGGGAGATCCTGCAACGACGCTTTTTCATTTTTGCGTCAGTGAAACAAAGGCACTTATGATTTTACGACCAAGGCAGGCGCAGTTCGTTGACGCCTGTATCGACGCACTCGGCAAGTGCGGCAACACTTTAGGCATCGCGCCAACAGGCGCAGGTAAGACGGTCATGGGCAGCGCGATTCTTGCGCCGTTCGTGAAGAAAGCACCGGTGCTCGTCATTCAACACCGCGACGAGCTCGTCTCTCAGAACAAGGAGACATTCAAGAGGTACAACGACGGCGCGAAGGTGGACGTGTTCAACGCAGAGCGCAAAGCGTGGTCGCCAGGGGCGACGTTCGCCATGGTGCAGACGCTGTGCAGGCCGGCGAACTTGGCAACGATGCCGAGTGGAATGTCGGCGCTGTTTATAGATGAATGTTTCCCAAAAGGAACGCTGATTGATGGAAAGCCAATCGAAGAAATTGGCATTGGAGACAATGTTAAAACCCACCTTGGTGAAGGTAAGGTAACGCATTTGTTCAAGAGCAAGCCAACAAGCTTTGTGTCGATTCATTTTGTTGGAGGACAAGTTCTTAACTGCACAGGCAGTCATCCGGTTTGGACTCAGAGAGGATTTGTTTCCGCCAAAGATTTGACCAGTGACGATATGATGGTTAACATCATACCGTATGGCAAACTGCGTAATCTGCGAAAAGGAAATCCCAGTCAAAACGTATCGAGGAGCACGTCCAAGCAGGCTGTGCGGACAGAGGGAGTGCAAGGTGGAGCTCTCAAGGAGAACCATACGCAACAGCTTCGAGAAACATGGAGGAGAGATAACAAAATTCAGAAAGACGAATGGGATGCACGATCCAGCGGTGCGAGAAATTGTCTCAACCAAACTGCGTGCAATGAAGTGGAAGCCACCGGTTCGGAAGGGGAATGGGACTGGGCCAACAATCCATCAGCTTGCGATAGCATCTGCCCTAGGGTGGCAAATGGAGGTTGTCATACCGACAAAACGGAAATCATCGGAAAGGCTTTATCCAACTTGCTACAAAGTGGATGTTGGGAATTCAGAACTGAAAGTTGCAGTGGAGGTAGACGGAAATTCTCATTTATCTCTAAAGAGAAAGGCTCAAGACGAAAAGAAAGACGCGTTTTTGAAGTCTATCGGGTGGACGGTATTGAGGTTCACCAACAAACAAGTTGCGGGACATTTGGCGGATTGTGTCCAGACGGTTTTGTCTACAATATCGAAGTTGAAAACGGAAATACCTACTTCGCAAACGGATACTTAGTCCACAACTGTCATCATGTAGCGGCTGACAGCTACATGAACATCGTGCAGGCGTTCCGTGAACGCTCGCCAGATGGCGTCATCTTGGGGCTTACCGCGACACCGGAGCGCGGCGACAAGCAGGCGCTCACGGCGGTGTTCAACAACGTCGCCGACAAAATCACCGTTGGCGAGCTCATCGCCGCTGGAAACCTCGTTCCGCCGCGTGCATTCCGCATGGACATCGGGCTTAACGACCAGCTCCAGAGCGTGCAGAAGACCGGTGCAGAGTTCGATATGGGCGAGGTGGAAGCCATCATGGACAAGCGAGCGGTTCACTCGGAGATTCTGCGGCACTGGCGCGAGAAGGCGTCCGACCGCTCGACCGTGGTGTTCTGCTCGACCATCCAGCACGCCCGACACTTGGCCGAGGCGTTCCGCGAAGAAGGCATCTCAGCAGAGGCCGTCCACTCCGAGATGTCCGACGACGACAACGCAACGGTTCTAAGGCGCTTCGACCAAGGTAAAATCAAGGTGCTCCTGAACGTGATGAAGCTGACCGAGGGGTGGGACTGCCAGCGTGTGGGGTGCGTTGTGCTGGTGCGTCCGTGCAGTCAGAAGTCGACCATGATTCAGATGATCGGGCGAGGGCTGAGGCCGTGCATCGACGCCAAACGCTACCCCGGGGTGATTAAGAGCGACTGCATCATATTGGACTTTGGCGCATCACTGCTCACGCACGGGGACATCGACGCGGGAGACCGGCTGTTCGTGCGCCAGAGCGAGACCGGTGAAGCGCCGATGAAGAAGTGCCCTGAGTGCGGTATTCAGGTACCGGCTGCGGTGAGTAGCTGCCCCGTGTGCGGCTACGTCTTCCCAGTTCGAGTCAATGGCATCAAGACCATCGAATCTTTCGAGATGTCCGAGATGCAAATCATCGAGATGTCGCCGTTCCGGTGGGAGTCGATGTACGGGGACGCTGTGCGCATGGCGAACGCGCTCACTGCGTGGGGCGCGGTCATCCGTATGGGCGAGGTGTACAACGCTATTGGCGGCGTCACCGGAGGCGCGGTCACCATCATCACCCGCACCAATTCCAAGGAGCTTGCTCTTGCTCAGGCTGATGACTTCCTTCGCAGCAACGGTGATAGAACGAACTCCCGCAAGACGCGGATTTGGATTAAGCTGCCACCAACGGACTCGCAACTGAAGCACATGGCCGATGTGCCCATGTTTGGGATGTCGCGCTACCGCGCAAGCTGTGTGCTCACGTGGAAGTTCAACGAGGCGCGCATAAAAAAAGCGATTCTTGGCTAAAGACTATGGAAAACCAACCGAAAGACAACGTATGTACAGCAAACTGTGGTGGGAGGTCATACTCCCCGAACTCATCGACAACACGTGCCGTGGATCATCCAGACCATTACAACCAACATCCGTCTGGCACCGAGTGCATCCAGGTCGCCGAGTGGTTCAATTTCAACTTGGGAAACGTCATCAAGTACGTCTGGAGGGCGGGACTCAAGTACGAAACGCAGCGGGAAGACTTGGAGAAGGCCGCTTGGTATCTTCGCCGAGAGATTGCTCGCATCACAACCAAAACAAAATGAACAACATAACACACGAAACCGTTGAGCTTCTGGCTTTGACGGAGACACTGCTTCAGTCGCACCCAAACCGGCGTGCGTTCGAGGCGACATTCAAACGCATCGAGGCCGAAATCATGCGCCTCAGAAAGGAGAGCAAATGAGCGGTCTGCCAAGCTGGTACGATGGTTGGCTCACGAACGACGAGAGCGAAGCCGAGAAACAATGCCGTTGCGGTAATGTCATGGAGTGGAGCGTGCGCAGCGAGATGTGGTTCTGCCCTGACTGCGACAATGTGCCAAACGAGGAGGAGGCGAAATGACCAACGAACAAATAAACCACGTGATTGCACGGGCTTGTGGGTGGGAACAGGACAAAAAATCGAAGAAGTGGTGGACAAAAGACAATATCTCCTCAAACGCTTGGGATTTTAACTACGTATCTGACCTCAATCAGATGCAAGAAGCTGAGAGAAGTCTAAAAAATCTAGAATCATACACCGCATATTTGGTGCAAATATGTGGTGGGCCTGAGAGGGTGTTTTCTGCAACTGCGCGAGAACGTGCAATAGCATTTGTTTGTTCGATAGGTGAGTGGAGTGAACTCATTAAAAAAAATAAGATTGACCGAATGCGCAACCTAATGCTTGAGGCAGCGCAAAAATTGGATGCATATACGCTTGACCATGATGGTTGCGACGAAAACTGCAACCGTGTGGGCGAACTTGTAAATGAACTGCGAAAGGAGGCGCAGCCGTGAGCGACTCATGCACATCGTGCGGCGTCTTGTGGCGCGAGCACCCAAGTATTGCGTTCACCTGCCGGTCTTTGAGCGAGGCCGCTGAAGAGCGAGACGAGTACAAGGCGCGTCTTGAAACTGCATCTGA